ATCCTGTTTCTCGGTTGTACTTGGCTCTGCCTTTGGCCGTGAGACCCGCGCCTTGAGACGCTGGAAGCTTCTCGCCACGACCAACCGACAAGCTCGGACCGCCGTCCTTAAGCCGTTCAGGAAGCTTTTCATAAGACTTCTTGCCTACATTTGATTTCGTATACTCAGCGCCAACGCTTGGCTTGATGCCAACCTTTTTGGCAAACGAAGGATTGTGCGCAACTGCCTGCATCAAGCGAAATTGCTCTTTGCTTTTAGCTGGCATGATCAACCACAAAAAATGGTGACAGCCGCACCGGCCGGTAATGTAACGTGAATATCTGTAGTAAATCGAATGCCGTTACCTGGAATTAGCGTAGAAATTACTGCGGTATTCGCTGTGATATTTACGCGCAAACGCACGGTGCCGCCTGAGCCACCATCACGGAATACAATCTCGCCAGCAACTCCTCCAGATGCAAGTTGATACCCAGCTAAATTTGTTGCACCAGCGTAGATTATTCCGGTGGCATCGGCATGCGCTGCGAACACATTTGTCAAGGTGCTCATCTCTATCTCCAGTTATGAAGCAGGGGCCGAAGCCCCCGCTATTTAACACGCGCCGCCGTAGGCCTTTTTCTCAACCCCGCCACCTTTTTTGAAGGTACCGGACTGCAGGTTGTTTTTGACCGGGTTCGACACGAAATGCTTGGGCATGGCTACGGGTTTGCCTGAATCAACAAGCCCCCCCGTAGCGAAGTGCTTTTTTATTGCACCACCTTTCTTACCGCCACCTGGAGGACCATCGCGTCCAACGGTGTTGAAGTAACCAAGATCAACATCGCTGTCTTTCTTAGCTTCACCGCCTTTCTTGTAGCCGCCGGCGTTGCCCTTCTTCACTTCGCCGGTTTTGGTTCCCGTAGGTCCGGGATGTGATGTTGAAACATTATTCATCACACCGCCGCCCTTGGCATAGGCCATGCCACCACCCATCATGCCGCCCTTTTTCATGGGAGCACATTTGCCCATCATGCCACCATATTTCATGGCCATGCCACCCTTCTTGTAGCCGCCAGGCTTGCCCATCACAACTTCACCCGTTTTTTTAGGCGTGTGATTTTCATTTTGGGCAGTTGTCATTTTGGTTTTGACGTAACCCTTAGCGCCGCGCTCTGATTGTGCTACTGGAAGAATGCCGCTTTTAGGTACTGAACCGCCTTCTTTGAAGCCGCCCTGACCCATGACGACACCACCCGTCTTCAGGCCTTTGTGAGCCTTGGATGCTGCCTTCATCTCATGCTTTTGAAGCTTGGCCTTCACGCGTCCGATTTCCTCAGACTCGTTACGGATCTCCTTCTCAAGCTTGCCACCCTCCTTCATCATCGGGCGATTCATCATCGGACGAGCCATCATGGCTTTGCGGCGCATGGCCATCGAGGGACGTGCAGGTGCGCGGCCAGGCAAAACACCTTCGCCCATCTGCATACGGGTTGGAGCAGGTGCTGCTGACAATCCTGTCATCACACCACCATCCATCATTTTGTGTCCATGCTTTTTGCTATGCGACACATGACCACCTTTCTTCAGTTTTAACTCCACTGAAGGCTCTGTGGTATACATCTTCACCATCGGCTTAAACTGACCCATTTCTGTTCCTTTCAGATCCGACCCCGAAGGGCCGGATGCTCATTAGGTTGGGTTAACAGCGATGCCAGTCGATGCAGCAGTCGGTGCGCCACCATCAACATAGATCTGACCACGGGTGGTCGCGTCTGTGCCGAACTCAGTGATGCCTACCAAGGTTGCATTTTTCATCAGCATCAAACCGCCAGCAGAAGCCGGTAGTGTTGACAGTCCATTGAGGGTCGTTGAACCCGACTGGACGTTATTGATGAAGGAGCAATCCTGGAACAACTGCCAACGATCAATGCCCGAAGCCGCAGATACCAAAATACCCAAGGGCGTAGCCGCTGAGGTTTGGAACGGGAACACGCATCCAACAAACGAATTGCGTGTTGTGCCGCCTGCCAACTCAAGGGTTGCATTCGCAACCGTGCGTGTCACGGTGTCGCCACCTAAAACGCACTGATAGAACGAACGCTCGCCGCCACCGTTAAGTTTCAGTGAACGTGAGTTTGCGCCTTGAGCCGAAGCATCATCAGCCATGCCAAAGATATTGACGTTGCTGTATGCATTGCGTGAGCCGGAATCGGTCCACGCAATCATGCCGTTTGCGCCTGTTGAGAATCCGCAAAACACTGACAAGTTTGCAAAATAACAGCCCGAAGCAGTTACGTTAATAAATGCTGTGCTGTTAAATGTTGCTTGCGTGTAAGTGCCTGTGGGTGGTGCAATACGAGCACGTTGGGCTACTGCTGTTGGAGCGCAAACACCGATGAGGTGTGTTGCATCTTTGTTCCAAGCCAACGTTCCTGTGGTTGCCGTTGAATCAATAGTCTGAGCAAGCGCCGTTGACAAACGCGCTGAACCACTGGCTGCACCGTTGCCAACAAGAATAACGACATCGTTGTTGCCAGCGGTACATTTAGCCAAAGCACCGTAGAGAGTTTTCAAAGGCAGTTCCACACTACCCTCGTTACCATCTGCGCCATTTACCGGATCTACAAAAAAGTAGTTTCCGGTGAATGGTAGGCCGCCGATAGTACCGAGAACTGGAACTCCAAAGCTCGTAATCCCATTAGGGAAGTTTGTTAGAGCCATGATTTTCTCCCTTATACGCCAGGCGTACCGTACATTGCACGGGGATCAGTGAAGCCAACGTCATAACGCTCGGTGGCTTTGTACCGCATCGTGTCGGTCTCAAAGTCACCTTCCATCGTCTTCTCGAGACGACGGCGCATCATCAGTTTCATGCCCTCGGGCGCGTCGGTCTGCACCCACCATGCGGTCGAGCTGGTCAAACGCGACAACACCGCAGCGCCCTCGTCAAGCAGACCGATGGATTTTACGGGGTTGATGTCGTTGTTGGCCTGGCCGGCACGGAGCACAGACTTCAACAGCACTTCGGCTTGGAAGATGTTGCCTGGGGCGACGACGAGCTGTCGTGGCACGAGGCGGATCTTCTTACCGTTGTTGTCAACGGCTTGGCGGATCTGGATAAGCATCTGCTCAAGCGAAGTTTGGCTGAGAACCGCAGCGTTGGTCAGCAAATTGCTGAACGTGCCGTTCACGATGGGGTGCGAGGCGCTGTTCAACGCCACGCCGTCACCGCCCGCGTACTGACCGCCCGTGAAGGCGTTGTTCAGCACGTTGGCGCAGAGGGTCTCTTTAGTCTCGACCAAAGACTGCGCCAGGTGACGAGCGTACACCGAACCGATGCGGATGTGGTCGCCGTCTTCGACAAGGACTTTCGTCAAAGCGAAGGCCAAACCGTACACCGAGTAGACGTAACGCTTCAGGAACAGTACGCCGCCCTGCTGATACGTTACGGGGCTGCCGTCCGGAAGGAGCGGAGCCAAGCCGAAACCGTACAGAACGGGTTCTTCATGGTAGTTACGGGGAATGCCTTCTTGCTCGCGGAAAACCCGCGACCATTCATCAGCACGTTGATCATAGACTCCGTCGAAACACTCGTTGAGAATAGGCTCAACAATCGACCGAAAGTCGGTACTGCGCATTGGGGCTGCCATGATTTACCCCTCCTTATGCTACGGTTGTTGGGTATACAACAGCAGACGTGTTGTAAATGCCAGCGTACTGGAACTCGGCGATCTGCACACGAACGATCGTGTACGTGTCGCCCCATGCGTTGCCTGGGTAAGGCGCCAAATCAATAACGCGGAGCGTCTTGGTGCTATTGGCGGAGGCTGCCGTTGTACCCATCGTGGCCTGAGACAGCCCCACCAACGTCGGATCACCCGTGGTTGGGTTGTACGGGTTGGTGATGTCGTACTCTTGGCCGATGGCGGCTTGCGCAATCGAGCCTTCGGCTTGGATTTCGTAAACCACTTGAGGGTCTGTCCAGACGTAGGCAATCAGCGAGCCGGTTTGATAGGCTGTGCTGGCGGGCCAGCTATTTGAGACGCGGCGACGACCCGTGGTGTCGGTCCACTCGACGCCATCAAACACGCCGTAGATGGGGTCCCCACTCGCGGCACGAACGATATACCCAGTCGTTGGGTCGAGCTTGACGGCCTGACCCTTCAAAATGTTCTGAGCATACCCCGATTGAATTACATTGGCTAGCCCCTGCGCACGATCAAGCCCCGAAGGGTGGTACGCAGGCCGCAAACCAAAGGGTGCTAAGGTTGCAGACATGATTGTGTAAACTCCAATTTAACCCTCGAATACCGGGGGTCGGTTGACGGATTGTTTCGCCACATTACCGAAGCCTTCGCCTTCCGTTTTCAGGAGTTTGTGTCCTGAGCTGTCAGCGCCCTGCTGGAGTTCGGCCATACGTTCCATGATCGCATTGGTTGCTTCCATTGGTTTTTGATAATGGAAATGCGTCATGACCCGCTGGTAGAGTTCAGCCGGTAACTTGAACAGCAACATCTCGTTACACGAAATGTGACCCACATGCTCGCCCGCTTTTACGCGATAGTTCTCAAACCCAGGTAACTCATCGGCAGTAACCGGAACGTACCCTAGTCGGATTCGCTTGTCAATCGTGTCGTAGCTGTTAGTGGTGGAAAGCCAGCAGAGGTGCCAACCGGGAATGTCGGGCACTTTCGGCAGGGCGGTTTGCGTCCACTCGTCACTCCACATCTTGTCGATGTCCTGTGAGGCGGCGAACATAGCCTCCGGCGGCAGTCGATCGAGGTCCTCGCTTGCGCGACTTTCGCGACCACCGGCGGTGATAGATTTCTTTAGTCTTTGGTCCATAGTAGTGCTCACTTAGTTACGGGTTGAGTTGCGGCGGGCTTCGGCCGCGTAGCGCTTGATCATGTTGGAGCGCTTGGCGGGGTCGTCCCAAAAGCCGGCGTCTTTCATAGCGCGAACCTGCTCGGGGCTCAGTGTGAATGAACCACGAGCGTTGCCGCTGTTTGAAGACTCTCGACCAGTACCAGTTTGCATGTTACGGGGCTTTTGACGTTGATTCCCCGCATTATAGCCTGAATCATACCGATGAGGCAAGTACTTTTTTGCCCGGTCGTCGAGTTCTTCCCAATACTCCTCGGAAGCCGGGTTCCAACCCCCTTCGGCGGTTAGCTCCTCGTCGATTTGTTTAATGATTCGGGAGTCGGTGTCGCGGTGCTGCGGGTCGTACCAATCATTGCGATTGATCCACGCGGCGGCCATTTTCTGCACCCTCGGATCGGGCAGATTGGCGGCCTGACGGGGGTTGGTGCTCGCTTTTTTGAGATTTTTCAACGCCTCGAGCTGCTGCCTCGACTCGTACCAGAGCTCCTGCGCCTGTGCCAGGGCGTCGCCGTCCTGGGCGCGGGTGGCCTCGGCGATTTTGCGCTTGGCGTACTCGAGCCGCAGCTCTTGATCTTCAACGGCGCGGTCAAGTTTGGCGAGTTCGCCGGCGTGCGTCTTGCGCTCAACCACCGACAACCGCTCCATCAGCTCTTGATTCTGCCGCTGGAGCAGCTGCAGGCGCTGATCTTTCTCGGCGCTGGTTTTGCGGGCTAGTTCGCGCTTGGCGCGGCGGCGCTCGCGTTTGGCGTTGCGGAGGGCTTCGGTGTCGTCGTCGGAGTCGGCGTCCGCCGGATCGTCAGCTGAGCTGGCGTCGGCTTTTGACTCGGGTGCGTCGTCGCCGTCATCATCGTCGGCCACCGGGGCCAGGTCTTGAGGCAGGTCCACGGTGGCTGAGCCGTCGGCCTGCTCTTTGATTTGGATTTTCTCTTCAGTTTCCGTACTCATAGGAATGCCTTAGTCTCGAGCGGGTTGGCGGTGATTCGGGCAATGACCTCGTGGTCATTGACGATCATGAAAAGGGTGGGGTCTTCCATGTGATCTTCGCCGGGCACTCGGACCTCCCAACGGTCGCCGCCCCACTTGGGCACACGAATAAAATCACCCACGGCGCACCACGACCCCTCAGGCCAGGGGTTCATCGAGTCGCGATGACGGAAAGCGAGCGGCCCAATCGAGATGACTTTGGCGACTTGCGTATTCCACTTTTCGGCCTCTTTGGTTTCCTCAACAAGTACGATTCCTGCTTTGGTAGTCTTTTTGCGGCTGCGGCGCAACTGCACCAACACCCGACCACCTAACGGCTGCGCACCAGGATCTACGCTCGGAAAGGCCCAAGCCATCTCAGCGTCTTGCGACGCTACTGGTTCAGTCATGTTCATTTTCATCCTCTAAAAAGTTATCAATAATTTCAAGGGCTTTCTGCAGCCCGTTGTGTTCGCCGACCATGCGCTGGTACGCCTCCCATGTCGCGGCGTTTCCGACCGCTAAGGAATAGCTTATTTCAGCTTGACGTGCCTTGAACGCGCCAATCAGCTGCGTTACGGTTAGGGTCATAAAAGTTTACTTTTTGGGCTTAACGGCGGCCCCGGCCAGGGCACCTCCTTTGCTGCTGGGGGCGGAGGGGGCTTTTCCGCCTTTGGACTGCAGGCTCGTGCCGTCGAGCGCCGCACCCATGGCGATGCGCTTGTGGTAGGGGACGGCTTCGAGGTCTTTGATGCTGTTGTTACTGGATGGTTGGGCCACGATCAACTCCTAAGTTACGTTGGGCTTCGTTTTGAAGCCGAATGGCAGTCTCGAACTGCTCGGTGCGCAGCTTGTCGTCCTGTTGAGTCAAGCGTGCGGTTTCTATGCGCTCGCGGGTCAGGTTGTCCGCAGCGTTCAACGCCACGTCCAACTGGTCGCGAGTGGCGGCGCGTTCCTGCTCGGCGGTCAGGCGGGCCACGTCGAGCTGCCCCCGCTGTTGCATGTCCGCCCCTTTGAGCTGCATCTCCGCCTGATCGCGCTGGGCGCGGCGCTGGGTTTCGGCCAACGACGTTTCCCGCAGCACTTGCGCTTCGGGCGGCAACTGGGGTTGCGGGGTGAGCTTTTTCATCGCCTCGAGCAGCTGTTGAACCAGCGGCAGCACCTGCCCGAAGGCTTTTTCGGAGTCTAACTTGACGTGCTGCGACACGAGGGCGTAGGTCTTGTCGATTTCGGCGGTGAGCGCTTTGTCCTCGTACTCGTGCTCGGTCACGGGCTCGCCGCGCAGCTTAGTCACGTAACCTTGAGAACGGTTCAAGTACCAGAGGATCATGTGCTGCTTGATATGCTCTAGCGCTCTTGGCAGGTAAATGCTTGCCATGATTGGATTGCCCCCAAAAGCGGGGTTCAACGCAAAATCCAAGTGCGCCTGAATATGCGCCAAGTGATCTTGATGCATATAGGCGTAGCCGTTCTGCCCCAGCGCCATGGCGACGTTCTCATCCACGGCGGAAAGCTCGTTGGGCGAGGGCGTATTCTTGAGCAGCTCGTTGTAGGCGGGGATTTTCAGCTGTTTCAGCAGGCGCTCTTCAACGGCGCGGGCGTCATACAGGTCGGGGCGCTGGTCGGCACGCGCCATGACCGCCTGAATCTGCGCCATGCGCTGGGTTTCGCTGAAAATGTGCGGATCAGACACCGGCACCACGTCCGTATTGCGTTGAAAGTCCGCCTCCTCAATCTCGAGGTCCGCCACCACCTCGCCTTTACGCATGTCGCTCAGGTACCAACGGTTCAACCGCCCCAGAACCTTCAAAAGTCGGCCCTGCGCGTCGTGCAGCCGGGCGTGAATGGCGCTGAAAACCGCTGCCCCCTGCTCAATGAGTGCCTGCGTGGTGCCGACGGGGGTTTGAGCGCTGACGTCGGCGATTTTCTCCTCCGCCGTCGTCACGACGCCCTTGGTGGCCTTGTCAAGCCAGCCTAGCAGCTCAAAAAGCACCTGCGACGGCGGGTTGAAAGGCATCGGCATGGCGATCTTTTTAATGTCATCAACGCCGGGCGCGGCCTCAATCTCAACGACTTGCGTAATGTCGACCTGTTGGCTCTGGCCGCTGACCTTTGCACCCTTCAACTTGAGCATGGCGGGGGCGTTATTAATGTGCGCCGAGTCGAGCAGGGCTCTCAACGTACCCGTGAGGGCCGCGCTCAGGCCTCCAATGAGGTGCGGCAGGCCGATTGCGTAGGCGCCCCTCCAGGGAATGAACTTGTACTCAATGACCCAGTCCAATTTAGTCATCGTGTCGTCGCCGCTCTCCCAGTTGCGGTACAACCCCACCACTTCGGACTCGAGTTCGTCAATCATCATCACGTACGGGGCCATCTCGCCCCCGCTGTCGCGGTCATCTTCAAGCTCAAGCCACGTGTAAACGTGATACACACGGCGCTCGCCGTCGGTGTTCTCGTCCCATTTGCGCCCCTCGATCTTATTGTTGGCTTTTTCGGCCTTGGTTTCCTCGGGTTCCATTGACGCCCGCACCAGGTCAATGTCCCGGTACAGGCCGGAGGTGATGCGCCGTTTGAATTCCCACTCCGTAATGTCGTGAATCTCGGTGGCTCGGGGCGCGGTGTAAAAGTTCGTGGCCGAAAAGGGGATGATCACCTTGTCGATCGGCAAAAACTCGGCGCAAGGGCGCTTTTTCTGCTCATCGTACCAGAGCTTCAAGTACTGCGACCCGCCCAGGGGCAGCTGCGTGAGGAGTTGCTCCTGCTCGTCGCGGAACTCTTCAATCTGCTCGGTGAGTTGCCAGTTCATCCAGTCGCGCTTGCGCTCGGCGCGTTGGGTTTTTTCCTCATCATTAGTGCCGAGGATCTTGGTTTTGACGGGGCCGTCAGGCGGGAACAACTCTTTTATGGCCCGGCTCGCAAAATCGACACAGGCCTCCGCCATCGCGGGGTGCACAACCTTACTCGCCCCCATGAAGTTAGCGCCGCCCGGCGCGTCCTTACCCATCCCGGTGCGCTTCAGGCCCTCTTCGTACTGCTTGTCGCGGTCCTCGCGGGCTTGCTTGTCCTTTTTGATGAGGTCAATGTACCGCATCGCCAACGTGCTCAGGTCGAGGGGGTCGATCACCTCCGCCAGGTTTTGATAAAAATCCTCGTCCTCGAGCGGGCCGTTATCCGGCTGCAGGTTCACGCGCACCGACCCATCGGGCAGCTCCTCCAACTCGGCGTCATCGCCCACGGTGAGCTCCTCTTCAAGCTCCACGGTGACGTCCCCGGTGGGTAGCTCGTCGTCCTCGAGCTGAGGTTGCGGAAATTCAATAGCCATGATGTTCTCGATTCCTATTTGCGATGACCCTTGAACAACAACTCATCAGCTATCAAGGTGGGGTGCTTTTCGATTTTAACCTTCCCGCCCCGACGGTACGGTTGTGCCTCGTCAGGGGTGAGCCGAGCACGACCCGACTCGATGGCTTGACGGGCGTTGCGCTGTAGCTCGGCCTGAGTCGTGAAAGGCATCTCAGACCCTAGGGCGTTGTTGACGGTGTCCATCTCATAGCCCGCCGGAACTGGCCCCATCCCCAACGCCGACTTAATGTGCGCCATGGGGGCGTTGACCAGCTCGTACCCTTGCCCCAACCCCCGAGCCAACGACGGGTTGAGCTTCTGAGCGAGTATGCTCGAGGCAATGATATGCCGAGCGGCGTCGCGTTTGACTGCGTCCTTCGGGAACATCTCCCGTGAAACGGTCTGAGCGTAGATCTGAAGGTTGTCAAGCCGAGGGTCGGGCAGGCCACGCACTTCGGGTTCGTTGGGGTCGGCGGAGGCTTTGACTTTGCCGCCGCCTTTGTAACGGCGTTGGCGCACGGCGGTGTCTCGGATGAGGTCCTTCATGACGTCGGGGTCTGAGGCGTAGATGCGGTCAACCTGATTCAACATTACCGGACGCCCGGTCGCAAAGCTACCCTCTTCAAAGGAGCGCTGCCACGGCACGTTGAGCCCCACGTCCTCATCGGGCAGGAGGCGGTTGCCCCGCCGCAGCTGCGCACGCAGGATGGGCAGTTGCGCGGCTAGCTCGGGGTCGTGCCCCAACATCTCGAGCAGGTCTTCGCGCTTGGCGAGGGCCAGCTGCGGGTCGGAGTAGAAATACGCCCCACCCACGTGCGCCGGTGCGTAGCCCTGAATGTTGCCCGCGCCAACGTCACGATTGGTCAGTGCGCCGGTTTTCAAAATGCCCGGTGTGTCCTGCGTAATGTGCCAGCCCGTCACCTCCGGCCCGGCGGGTCGGCCAATGTTTACGTTGAGGTTGGCTTTGCCGAGCTCCTCGAGCCGGCGCACCTTGCGTATTTCGCGGTCGATCACCTCGCCGAGGGACTTTGCGGACTTCGCGCCCTTCACCACCCCCGCCACCGGGGGAAACGCCCCGAGCGCCTGCGCCAGTCGGAACAGCTCGCTGGGGTTGGTGGGTTCGGCGGGTTTCTCACCCATGAACCCCCGCACCACGTCTCCTAGCACTCCGGTTGAACCTTGCCCGTAGCCGGGCAGGTCCGACGCCTTGCGCCGGGACTCGATGGGCGGTCGGCCGCCGTCTTTCAGCTCGACTGCGCCGCCAGCTTTCATGCCCTCTTCAAACTTAGGTCGGAGAAGTTCTTCAAGATTCGAGGAGGATAGATATTCTCCGTAACGCTCGCGGGCTTGCTTTACAAGTTCTGGGTGTAATTGAAGATCTTGCAACCGCTGTAACCCCGTGTTCTTCAAGTCACCTACCCTACTCCAATTGCCGCTGCGCACAAAATCCTGAACAAAGGGCAAGTATTCTTCCTTTGGAGCCTTATTGCCTTTGCCTTTAATCTGAACAATTTCATCTTCAAACTGCCCTAACTCTGGCAAAAATGTTTTTGGATCAAATCGCATGAGAGGGTCAAGAACATTACGTCTTTCATAATCAGCACGAATCTCAGGCGGCAATTGATTAGCCGTTAACAACTGGTCAGTATCTTCTCTACGCGGGGTTACCTCAATCGTCACATGCGGCTCACCCTTCTTGTCGCGCAGGCTGTAAATGCGGCTGTTTCCCTCTATAACATCTGGGCAGTAGCCACCGACGCAATGCCCCATGACTTCGCCTTCATATTTGAGGGCGTCTTCAAGTGAGACGTAATGCTTGTGCTCGGTGTAAGCCTTGGCGGCTTTCTCGGGTGTGTCAAACAGCACGCGCCCGGTCTTAGGGTCTTTCCAGGATAGTTTCTGCCCCGGCTCAAGAATTGAGTACTTGCCGGCGTTTTGAATCAGCATGCTGCTCACGTCGACGGGCTCTGTGGGGGCTTTCAACTCCACCCAACGCAGGCCTTTTTGATTAGGCTCTGCGGTTCCCGGAACAGTTTCGTATGTTTTGTGCTCAAACGTGCCGGGGTTACGCGCTCTCAGGGCATCGGCCTCGGCTTTCTGCGCCGCCCGCCACTCGTTGATCTTTGCGACCCGCTCGACGGCCTGCGGCACCGTGACCTTTTCAAGCTGCTGCGGGGTCAGCCGCAACGACGCCGGCAGCCCCGAGTTGGGGTTCATGGCGTTGGTCAACTCGTCGATGATGTGCGGGAAGCCAAGCCCGGACATATCTGCGTTCAGATTCATGCCGTACACGGGCGTATCAGGCGACACTTTCTCAAGCCAAGGATTTCTTTCTAACTCACTTTTGATCGGCAAAAACACTTCGGCTTTATCAGGCTGTATGCTTACGTCAGCAAGAGACTCCCAGTCCCTGGCGAGATTTGACTTGCCTAAGCCTTCTGTTGGATAACCGCTAGCCTCTCGGCTTTCACGCAGTGTTCGACTCTCTTTTTCAAACCCATATGGATTTGGGGTATAAAAAGGCGGCTCAAAGTGCAGCGTGCCACGCTCAGCAAGCGCCCGGACGGGGTCCTCAGGCGTTGCCATTTCGTTCTTGACATACTTGGTGAGCTTGGTGTCAATCCACTTGTTAAGTGCAGTTGATCGCTCCGCAAGCGGCAAGCGTTGCATTAACTGCGTGTAAACCTCGCCCTTCTGTGGCTTCTCAAGTTCGGATCGGATAAATGCAAGTTCTTGCTCAGGGTTTTGATGGCGTTTCAACGACCCAAGAGTTTTCTCAGCCGAAAACGAGCCAGCGAGCCAGTTGCCGCCCTTGGGCTTGATGACACCCGCTCCCAGTGCGCCGAGACCCGTAACCACATCAGGCAAAGCAGAAGCTACCTTGCCTGGCACTGCTGCCAGCCCCACGGCGGGCATGTTGGCGAGGGCCTGCCCGGTGCGGTAGCCTTCGCCACCAGGAATGATGGCTTCTGCTCCAAGCAATCCACGACCCACATCGCCCATCTCCTGAAAGGCTCGCATGCCCGGCCCCTCGCCGTAGCCCTTGAGCTGGGAGGCCCGGCGGCGTCGAGCGCGGAGCTCCTCGAGTTCCTCGGGGCTGGGGGGTAGTAGGCTAGGCGGCATAGGGGTTCACCTTGGGTCCGGTGTAGTCGTCCGAGTCATTGAGGGCGTCAATGTAGTCCTCGGGGTCGTAGTCGTCGCGGGGAGCGGGGTCAATGTTCAGCCACCCGGCATCGCGCAGGTAACGGAGCGCCTGCGAGAAGGCGTCACAGAAGTCATCGTGCGTGGCGTTGGGGAAGCTGCATATCTGCGTGACCATAGCCTCCGCCCAGTCGCGCACGTAGCCGGCCCGCACCGAGGACTCCGGGACGTAAACTCGGCCGGCCTTGACAATGTTGGCGACGATGCTCAGGCGCTGCACCTTGTCGGCCCGACCGGGGTTGTAACCGCGCACCGGAACCCGCGCCCGCTGCAGGTCCTGAATCAGCGGGATGCCGGCAGCCTTGTCTTCAACCAGCACCAAGTCCACCCGGCGGGCCTCGCGCCCCTCGCCGAAGATGATATCGTACTCGTCCGTGACTTTGCTCTTCAGGTCAGGGTACTGCAGGTGATCCTGCCAAGCGTCAATCACCAACACGCACATACTGCCGTCCTGGGGCTTGAACACTCCGAACGTAATCGACGCGGTGGGGTCGTTCTGCGTCTTCTCCGTATGCGCGCAGTCGTACGACTGGATGATGAACTCAAGCCGAGGCAACGGACGGTCCGCCGCCCACAGTTTGAACCAGTCGCGCTTGACGATGCCGCCCTCCTCGACATCAATAATTTCTGCGTGGATTTCCTGCCGCCCCAGGTTGGTACCCTCGTAGCTGAGGATCTGCGCCTTGAAGTTGTCGCTCAGGTTATCAAGGTTGGTGTACGTGCTGGCGGTAGTGAGCGCGACGTCCGCGCCCTCGCGGCCTATCAGGTCAACGATGAGGTCGCGGGGTTTGGGGGTGGTCGTGATGAGCAGGCGGCTCTTCATGTTCGGGAGCTTCAGGCGCACCCCGAACTGAATCTGATCCCATGCCTCTTGCAAGTACTCCCACGCGGCCAACTCGTCGCACCAGCCGCCGTGGAACTGCGGCCCCCTAAATCTCTCGGGCTCCGAGGCCGGGATGCCCTTGATCAGGCTGCCATTGATCAAGCGCAGTTCATGCAGGGCCTTGTTGTAGTCCTCCACCAGCGGGGAAGGGATCACGGTGAGCAGGCCCGAGTCTCCCTCAAAGCACGTACCCCTCACATCGGCCGAGGTCGGCGCAGCGACCAGCCATCGAGTGCTCGGGTAGCTCCACGCCCACCAGCCGACCTGCTCGGCGGCGGTGCGGGTCTTGCCCGCTCCGCGTCCGGCCAACATCAACCACACCGACCACCAATCCCCCGGCGGGGGCTTCTGATGATCGTGCGCCACACTCAACCACAACGCCCGCCATGCCCACGCGACCTGCTGATCGGGGGTGAGCTGCGTGAACTGCTCGCGCAACGCCGGGTCGCGCAGCAACCCCGCTAAAACGCCGGCTTCACTCGCCCCCATCGCCCCGGCGCTTCAGCTCAAGGTTGTTCAGGATCTGGTCAAACACCGCGCTCACCTCAACCTTGACTGCGCCATCCTCGGGGCCGACGTGCTGCTGCGTCAGACGCTCGCCGTACACTTTGGGCAGCATCTTGCTCAGCTTCCACTTGAGCGTATCAACCTGAAGGCGCTTGCTCGCGATGACGTCGCTGCTCAACGGTACCAGCACCCGCCGCACGCGCTGCTCCCCGTGCTCATCGAGCAGCGGGTGGCCGTCGGCGTCTACCTCGGGCACGAGCGTGTACGTGTGTGTTTCAGCCGCCAGCTGGTCGATCTTATCACCGAGCAGCAGGTAGCCGGTTTCCCGCGCCTGTGCGTATTGCAGACCCACCCCGGAGGGATCTTTCTTCGCCCAGCTCAAGACGGCATCCGCCGTCGGGGCTCCCGCCCCCAGCGCCGCGCACGCCTCATACAGGCTATCCCCCAGCGCCAGCCGCTCACACACCCTCGGCATCCACACCGCCGGGTCGTGCCGGTGACGTCGTGTCAAACCCGGTCCCACCGGCTCTTTGAGCGGGGTGCGATGCGGGCGGTAGGTTTTCTTTTCATCAGCCATGCGCGGCATTATAACCCCACTCCGCCGCAAAAGGCAAGCCCCTCCGCCGGAAACACCCCCGTCGCACGCCGACCCCGTGGTTGAGGGAGTTTCTCAAGCCTGAGGCGACCTTCGGCAATCAACCGTTTGAGCAGCGCCTCCTTGCGTGCCTGAGACCCACCAGGCGAACCCTCCGCCCGAGTGACACGAGGGTAATGACTCGGCCCCCGCCCCGGATCCCGCTCAACCTCCCCCATCAACCACCCCATCAGCCTCTCATCGCTGAGTTCTGGCTCTTCGCCCTCCGTCGCTACTGCGGGCGCACCCCCCGCTGTCAAGTACACCCCGCGCACGTTCCAACGTCCCCGACTGTCCGGACCGAATGCGATCAATCCCTGAGCAATCAACCCCTCAAACGCCGCATACTTATCATCGGTCAGACCCCTCAACCCGCCTTTATCCAAGGGCCGGTGCAGGTACTCGGTCTTGGGTCGTCCGGGCTCGCGCCCGATCATTTCAAGCAGCTCCCCGGGCAGCATCCCCCTCCGCTCATCGCACCATTCCTGCGTCACCTTAGCCATCGCTCACCTCCCTGCTCACACGGTTACAAAACCCGCATTATAGCTCACAATCGTTTGCCACGCTTCCTGAGCAGCCGCAACCGCACTTTTAACCAGCCTCAAAACCCCCCAGCTAACGTTCGTTCGCCTCCACTTCGTGGAGGTAGCTGGCCGAACGAACGATCACTTTCCCAATCGTTTACACCCACTCCGTTCGCCCCTCGCTCTGATCGGCTCCGTGTGGGGCAACGTAGTTGGCCCCCACTCCGGCGATCGAGCAACACAGTTTGCGCTCCGAACCAATCGTTCGGTTGGCGTAATCGTTCGAACGATCAACCGAACGATTACCCTCATCAACGCGACACCGAGCGGTCAGGCTTTCTCGCTCAACGGCCACAGCTAGTGCACCCGACGGTCACTGGGGTTATACGGATTACGTTGCCTCAGGGCGGCCGCAATCGCCAGCGTGCCGTAGCCCTCGGCCCCCATCTGCTCAACCAAGAGGGCGCAGCTTTCGTTTTCCGCTGCACGAGCGGCGGCCATCATCAGCGGGGTTTTGAATTTCAACTCCGCGACCACTTCCGCTAGGTCTTTTATGGCCTGCTGGGCGAGACGCAGAGACGCGTCCTCGGCGCTCATGCGGCGTCCCCGGCGTGGAGTTGCCACTCGTTAAAGGTGTTCGTGCTGCGACGGGGCTCTGAACCCTGCAGCAGCCGCCGTTTGACGTGTTCGGGCATCCGGGGCAACGGAGCCCACGCCATCGCCCACGGCCCCCAGGTCCCGATGACGCAGACCCCATCGGGGTTCAGCAGCAACATCTTCACCCCCAGCGGCGGGGGCTCGTCCTGCGCGGTGCGCCATGCGGCTTCTCCCGCTAAGTAGCCTTTCATTTCTCACCCCTTGCTCTGATTGCTTGTACATCTCCTATTCCAACATCGGTCTGTGTGAGGGTAAAGCGGCAAAAGCCAGTGCTGCATACGAACGTCACTGGACCTTGCTTCTCCGAAATCTGCCAATCCAGCTCTTGCAGCAGGTCTTCCATGCTGTCGGCGTGGCCTGTTGCGTAGCCGCTTCGAATCATCCACTGCGCCAGTTTTTCTTTGTCACTCATGTGTTTCTCTCTTTCAAAAGCTCGCTCACTAGCCGACCAAACTCAGCAGCCATTTCGGGAGCGGTAGTGAATGGTTGACCCCTTTTCGGTTTGTTGGCTTTCACTAGCAAAGAAACACTCTCCTCATCAGTCAGCCCGACCCATTTTTTCACCGGCACAACCATGTAACCAACGGGTTGCTGCGCGGGTGCAGAAAAACCCTTCTGTATGTGTAGCGCGTGAACCTCTGCATCGCCGACATCGTGAGCGAGTGTTATAGCTTCTTCTCGCGTGGCTTGAATAAAAGTAACGGCTTCTTGAATACGTGTGCTCATGTGTTCTTCTCCTCCAGAAACTCGTCTATCTTGTATATAAGGTCCTCTCGGCTTAGGTCGCTCTCGTAAAACTCTCGTGCTTCGTTTACCGTAAGCCCAACCCATTCACGCTTAGGCGGTTCCCAACTCTCACACTCACAAACATATCTACCTGCACTATGTGATGCGTCACGCATGAAGCCGTGCGGTGCGTCGGGGTGCGGGTTGCATTTAATGCGGTCAGTCATGGCGCGTTTCTTTTTCATGCCCGAGCCCCCGCCCCCAAGTTGAACGGGTTGTTGAAGTTGATGGGCGAGTCGTCGTTCTTGACCTTCTTACGCGTTCGGATGAGGGGCTTAGTGTCGAACGCCCTGCCCGCCACCTGATACGCGTAGAACCAACTGGCCTTTGAGACGAGCGTGCGCTGCTTGAGGACTTTCTGCCGGCTCAGCAGGCCCGCCTCAAACAGCGGCTTCAGCTCGAGCCAAACGGCGCTGCTCGTTACTTTGAAGCTCACCCCCAGCTCATGCAACGTCACGGGCTCGGACTGCGCCCTCAACCAGCGCATGTATTTCGCCTGCCGGGGGTTGAGCTCTTGCGCGGGGTTAATCATGGCTTGCCTCGCGCGTCGAGCGTGGCGTCCGCGAGCCTGACGGCAAACGCCCCAATTCTTGAAGCCGAGTCAAGCTCAAACGGGCCGTCGGCGTACTCCTTAATGCCTTTTGAGAGTATGCCGTTCAGGGCGGCGGCAATCATCAGATCGCGGGCGGTGATGTTGTTGAGCGATGGGGTTTCGGGCAGCTTAGTAGCCATGATTTACTTCTCCTCGATTGATTGTTGGGGGACGGTGAGCGGCGCGGTCCAGGTGCGATAGGCATGCTGCCGGGCCATGGTGACGGGGCACTCCCGCGACGGCGGCACCCAGCCATACTTGCGCCATACGTCCTCAACGGGGATGCACCAGTTGGTGGGTTTGATCTGCCTGTTAAACTCGACCAGCCAGCCGGGGGGTTGGTCATCGTGATTCATGTGTTGCTCCTCTTCAAGTAGGCGCGGACAAACTCGTGCAGCCGCTCCTCGTTGTGGTTTTCATTTTGCGCAACCGTATACTCAGGTTCATCGTCCCAAACGAGAATACCAATGTGGTGATAGTCGCTGGGGTCGTGCTGCTCAACGCGGCCTGCGTAAATGTACACGTCGTTATCAAGCGTCCATGCTACCCACACACCATCAACGCACGTCCCAAGCGCGTCATCGCCTTCATCAAGTTGCCAGGGTTCTAAACGACTCATTTTAAGTTCTCCTCAAAAAGTTATGAATGGGGCCGAGTGGCCCCCGTTGATTACATGTATGCGTCCGCCTTTTTCATGCCTTTGCCCGCATTGAACATGGCCTGCGCTTCAGCAACGTAGTAGCCGTATCTCTTGCAAAAGGCCAACAATTGCTTGCGCACAGCGACTGGGTGCCAATACTCTTGTTCTGCATGAAGGTCGAGTTCGTGAAGGCAAATCCAGCAAAGATCTTCGACTGTTTTGTGAGCAAAATGATCGAAGCCGCACACATCTGGTAACTCTTTAAGAGCTTTATCGAACGTCATGTCATTATCTCCGTGTGATGGGGCCGCTTGGCCCCCGTTGTGATTTAGAAGCTCGGGTCCCAATACTTTTGACGCTCACCGAGCAATAACCCGAGCGTGCCCAGCTGAACAAAACGCTTAGTCTCGGGATTACGTGCGACGTTTACCCAGCGACCGTTTTTAGCTTTCCGAAAGTAGTTGAGGTGCCCGTTCGGGTTGCGCTCATAGCGATACTCGGGAGCGCCGAGCGAAGGACCCGAGGTAACGATCGCCTTGTCTTCCTGCACGACGATGTAACGGCCCTTCATGTTTACCTCGACCACCGTACCGGGGTTACGGTCGCTCCACAGCAACATCGTCGCTGCCATGCCGACTTCCGGGGCGGGAGCGTTGATGGTCATGCTTGAGTAGAGGCGGTTGATCAGGCTTCCTGTGTTCATCTTGAGTTCTCCAGTTATTGAGTTAAAAAGTACTGCTGGAGTGAATTAAAACTTATTTCAAACATTGAATGAAACAATACCCATTCACTTTGGTTGGTCTTTGTTTTCATACCCGCAGCGACCCCGGATCGTTGGAGTAATGTTGGGCGATGAGTTCCTCATTGAGGCGTAGGTAGTGATTGGCGCGGCCTTGAGGTTTCTCAAGCTCAACCCGCTCCACCAACCCATCGGCGAGCAGCGAGCTGACTAGGCGCTCGCGCCGTTCCTGCGAACAGCGCAGGCCGCCCTCACTCACACTCAGTCGCTCAAAGTGGCTACGCGCTCGGTTGGGGTTGCTGCGTATGAGTTGAATGAGCTGCTGGGTGAGTTGGTTCCAATGTTCACGTTCGCGGTCCTCCTTGACTTGCTCCTTCAGGCCGGAGCGCTCGCCGGGTTTCAACGGTCGCGCCACGGCATGCGCAAACCAGACGTCCCGCTCATAGCCGAGCACGTCCGGATGACGCTCGCGATTGCTAACCAGCTCAAAAGCCAGCTCCGGGTACAGCGCCGGAAAGCGCACCTTTATCGCCTTGAGCACACGCGGTGCGGTGGAGTCTTCGCCATCTTTGAACACGGCGTAAACCCCCTGCGCATCCCCGGTCCAGGCGCTCGCCCCTCGGGGACTGAGGTGATCGGACTCGTGCGAGCCGAGAATCTTAGCCGTGTGGCTGACGATGATGATCGGGAAAGCGGCAAAGGTCTGCTTCACCTCGGCCATCGCCCGGCCCACCTCGGCGTTGTCGTTCTCGTTTTCAAGATCAAACACCGAGTTGGCCGTGTCAAACACCACAAGCGGCAACGCAGCGTGCAGGCCGCCGTCCGCTCGGGCGTTGTCCACTGTCCAACGGCGATACTCCTCCGCTACACCGCCCACGTTCTTCGGGCTCAGTCGCCGGGCCGCAATCACCCGCACTCGGGACTCAAACTCGGCGGTGCTCGCCCCGGTGCAACCCCACGAGTACAATGAGTAAACGGTGCGTTGGACCTGCTCAACCGATTCGGTAATGATGATGACGTTGCGCCGCACCGTGGGACGCAGCGCGTAGTCCGCCGGGCAGAGGTGCGCCGCAGCCAGCGCCAGTGGTATTACCAGGGTGGTCTTTCCCACTCCGGGAGCACCCGCCACTACGTTCACTCCGGTGCTCATAAAGTCATCAAAGATGAACTCAAACATGGGCGGCTTGAGCGCTCCGGAGTCCCGCGCCTGCGCCAACGCAAACGGATGCCGCTCGGGCGATGGTGTGTCGGCTGCAGACTGGTTACCGGGCCAGCCGGAGTCGATGGCAAGGCGGAAGATAGAACGATACGTAATGGAGTGGGGCGAGTCGATATCGCGCTCCCACTTACGGCGCTGGGTGGCGGCGTTGAATTTATCCGACTGCGCCGACCATTCGGTCCAGATCTTATAACCGTTCTCGCCATACGGGCGGAGCGCCATACCAACGTTGACCCACGTCGTGTAGTCATCGGCGTCTACGTACTTCAACGCCGAGCGCAGGTCATCAAAGGTTTGCGCCGTCGCCACGGGCACCCCACCCCGCTCCACTAGGCTGTAATTCACCGGGGTGTGCGCTCGCGACCGCACCAACTCCGGCAGGGGCGAAGGCTGCGCTGGGGCCGAGCGACTCAACGGCGAGCGACCCGCCGCCCAGCGGTACTCGCCCGATGGGCCCAAGGTGGGCGCGACGCAGATGTAACCGTGATGCTTCAAGTCAAGCCCCCGACCCAGCGAACCGGGGTAGCTCAACTCAGGATCAGCGCGGAAGACCCGATGCTCCCCGCCGCCCTGAGTGACAGCGGTCAGGTCGCTATGCAGCACGCCGTGTTCGGCCTCCAGCGCTGCCAGGCTCTCAAGGCCGCCGTTTTGCGGATCAATGTCCAGCGCCAGTAACCCCGAGTCCGCTAGGCTCACCCCCACACCCGCCGCCGGATCAGTTGACCACCACTGGCGTATACGTTCCTCATCGGTGGTGGCGTCATTGTGCCCGTGCGGCACCAGTTGTGATTGAGGGTGCTTGCCTGCTTTGTGGCCTGTCTCAGAGTTGGGCCGCCCGCAGCGACATTGCCCGTGCTGATCCACCGACCACACCGGCAGCACTGCCCATCCCAGCCGTGCATACGCCAACGCGTAGTCAAGTGTGGTGGGGGCGCGATCAACGGCCCAGAGTTGTTTGTTCTTATTACGCAACGAATCTCTCCTCCAAAACATTCCAGTATTTTCCGCGCTTTATGACGCGTATCTCGGCCGGCTGCCGGGGTGCGTTGCGCAGCTGCCACAGCACCGAGCGAGCCGGCGCAGGCAGCCGCACCGCCAACGCCCGTTCATTGAAAAACCTTACCGCCCGCTGGTCGGGGTGCGCCGGGTTGATGAACTGCGTGGCCTGAAGCCGCGCCCCCTCGGGGGTAGTGCAGTTGTAATTGACCATCAACACCGGGGTACTAGGGTCGCGCCGAGTGGTGATGGCGATGCTGTTGACCGTTTGAACCTGCGCCGTCAGCACGGAACCGTCGCGGGCCTCCTGCCCGGTCATGGGGTCAATCGGAATGAGCTTAGTCAGGCCAGGTTTGAACTTACGAGGACTGCGCTCAGTCGGGTCGGCCCGCACCTGCTCAAGCGGCTCGCCCACGGGGCTCTGACGGTAATACGTCTCCATCATATCAACCCCACCCAGCCGGATGAGGTTGCCCACGTAGTCAAGGATCAAACAGTTGCGCTTTGATTCGTGCAGCCGCGTCCCTCGACCCTGCATCTGCACCCACAACGACGAGGACATCGTGGGCCGCAGGCACACTATGCAGTCCAGCGCCGGGTGGTCAAATCCGGTGGTGAGCATATCCACAGAGCACAACACATGGGTTCGCCCGCTGGTGAAATCGCTCAACACCCGCTGCCGCTCGTCTTCGTCAAGCGCACTCGTCAGCACCGCCACCGACCAACCCGTCATGGCCCCGATGACCAGCGCTGCTCGTTTTGCGGCGGCCACCGTTGGGCAATACACCGCCACATGACGCCGCCGCACCGCCAACTCCCCCATCGACCGCGCCACCTCAATCAACCATTCCTGCGTTTCTCGGTCGGCCACTTCTGACTGAACATAATCGCCGTCAATCTTAATACCTTCAACGTCAAGCTGTACAGCCGTTTCAACCCCCACGAGGGGGCAGAGGTAGCCCTCCTCTACGGCGCGGGGCACGTTGTAGGTATACGCTAGCGAGTCAAACCAAAATTGCTCTCCGCTCCCGTATATTACCCCGTTGTCCATTCTCCACGGGGTGGCGGTCATCGCAACGCGCTGTGCGTCGGGATACGCCCCCAACACCCGTTCATACTGCGTGGGTTGACCGTGATTGTGCGGCACGCGGTGTGCCTCATCGATGATGATAAGGTCGGGGGCGGGCATATGCTTTGCCGCGCTGATGACGGTCTGAATCGTACCGTAAATAATCGGCGCGTCATAGTCGCGGCGCTTCAACCCGGTGCACACCACGCCGGGCCGCACGCCCGTATGACGTTCATGAGTGGCGGCGTTCTGCTTGACGAGTTGCTGCACGTGCGTGAGCACCCAAGTCCGCCGGGGAAGGTGTTGCTGCGCCAACTCAGCTATAATCAAAGACTTGCCGGTGCCGGTGGCGAGCTGTAGCGCGGGGTTGCTCCCTGCTGAAAGAGCTGCGCGGGCGGCATCAACTGCCTCCCGCTGATAGGGTCTCAATTCCATAGGCTAAAGTTATAGGTTCTGTGGGTGAAAAAAGGTAACGCTAATCTCAATTATGCGCACTGCGCAAGTGGGGGGCAACCTATACCCAACTGAAGTGAAGGGTTTTTGCTTTCACTGGTCGCTGAATTGAGGTTTAATTCAACCCGTTGTACCCAACTTGATAACTTGCTAACTTGGAGAACTCAAATGCTTAATGATACCACTCAAATCATCGACACCCTTGGCGGCATCCTTGCGCAGATCGCGCAGCTTGAAAAAGAAGCCGAGGCCATCAAGTCTCAGCTCCGCGACGCAGCAACGTTGCCCGGCGGTTCAAGTGCTTTTGAAGGCACGTTGTTCAAAGCTACGGTGGTTGCTCAAGACCGTGGCACGGTCAATTACAAAAAGCTCTTGGCGGAGCTTAACGCTACCGAAGAGCAAGTCGCTCGGCACACAACCCGTTCGACTAGCTTTGCCGTACGTGTTACCTCACGCTAATCACCCCAGGGGGCTACGGTCCCCGCCTTATAACTCAGGAGAACTCAAAATGCTCAACGCTAAAAACATTTCAGAAATCATCGCCTTTCTCAAACTGCTTGAGTCATCAAGCGTTGAAGAATGGCGCGACCCTCGGTTCATCGGCACACGGCAGGCCGAAGCATTCATACTGTCGCTTGAGCTGAAAATGGCTCTCGCCAACATCAATTTAAAAATCTCAACCGAGGAGTAAGTCATGGAGCATCTGTACCGTTTTGAGTCTAAAGTAGCCGGCATCCCTTGCCTCATCGGGGTGAGCTGGGTTGATGGCAAGCTAGGCTCGTTTGACCGCAATGCCCCTAGTGATCTTGATTACTTGGGCTGGTTTGAGTCCGAGTGGGAGGTGCTCGATCGCCGGGGGCGGTCAGCCCCGTGGCTGGCTAAGAAACTGACCCGTGCCGATGAAGATCGCATCAATTTTGAAGTTGAAACCCACGTCAAAGAGGCCGCATATGAGACGCGAAACAGATAACGACATCATCGAGATCCGCGTCATTAACGACGCGCCTCCTGTGCCGACCAACCGCTATGACTGGGCGGCGTTCAGCGTTAACTACGAGCCGGGCTACTGCGTCGGCTACGGCAGCACCCGGCAGGAGGCTATCGACAGCTACCTTGACGCGATTGAGGCTCCGCTTGATATACTTTACGTAGTCGTGGAGGACGTATGAGATATCATCAAAAAGGCGACCGCGTCATGACACCCTCGGGCCTGGGGGTGCTTGAGTCTGTTCAAGAAGACAACACCTGCGCGGTGCGGCTCATCAATCAAGAAACCAACTGGCCGTTCCCGCAATGGGTTTACGTTCACGTGTCGAAAATAAAGTTCGCCCGCACCCCTAAGAATCAAATCAACCCTGACGACTTTGAACCAGCTCCGTTTTGAAAGGAAAACATGATGAACTTTAGTAGCGTACCTAACAACTCCCTAGTTAAATTTTACAATCAACACGCCGAGCGCCCGGTGCGTCGGTTTAGTGACCGAGCCACCGCTATCAAGCGCTGCACGGAGCTCTGGCAGCGGTTGCAGTCGTCCTCACCGGCTAAGGTCATCAATCAGCACCCGACTCCGGTTGAAAAACCCGCTCAACCTAAGGTGCTCAAGCGCCCCAGCATGAGCGAGTCGTTGCGGTTGCCGCGCACGATTCGCTGCCTGAACACGGGGGAAACCTGGCCCAATGCTTACCGCATGTGGGTGGCGCGGCCTGATTGGATGAGTTCCGCGCAGCAAGATCGCCTCACCCGCGAGCTGTATCGGGCAGCCAAGGTCGGCGAACTCAAAGTGGTTGAAGTCAACAGTCGGCAGTTTCAACTTGTCAATGAGGGGGTTTAACATGTCCCGCGAAAATGTTTTCTTTGTGGTTTGGATTTTGAGCTGGGTGGGGCTGTTGGCGTTTAGCGCAGTGGCGTTGGGTTTAGCAATGCGAGTGCTGAGCTACTTGTTTCGGTTCGGTTGGAATTTAATCTAAAAGGAACTAGAATGACAGTTCGCCAAGTCGCGCTCAAGATGATACGTATGCACGGTGAGCACGCGCCGCTCATGTGTCGTTATCATCTTGAGCGGTTTACTCAGGATCGGTTGGGTCGCGAGCACTGGTTGAGGGTTCTGAGCGAAGTGCTATATTTGAAGGAGCTGGTATGAGCGATACGGTGTTTCCGGTTTTGTCAATGGACCGCAGCCGCATCAAGTGGGATGAACACTTGGGCCTGCTCACCCCGTGGCAGAACCGCTCGGGCATCTGGTTCAAACGCGATGATCACTTTGCGCCGCTCGGCTACGGCGGTCCCAACGGTTCAAAGATGCGCCAGCTGATATGGTATGTGAACCGTTACCGCCCCGGCCGCACGCATATCGTCACCGGAGCGAGCATTCAATCTCCTCAGCTGAGCATGAGCGCGATTGTGGGGGCGCATTACGGTTTGAAGAGCCGCCAAATTGTTTACAGTCGGCCTCAGACCGTGTTGACGCACGAAAACCCGCGCATAGCCTACGGCTTCGGAGCGGAGTTTGAATTTGCCAATGGTCCGTATAATCCGATCATACAGCGCCGGGTGGCCGACCTGGCGCAGGAAACTTCGCTGGTCGTCGAGTACGGCATCACGCTGCCCCACGCTCGCTACTCGGCTGAAGAAGTGCGTAAGTTTCATGAGGTCGGCGCCAACCAGACCCGAAACCTGCCCCCGGAGGTGAAGACCTTAGTCATGCCCGCCGGCTCGTGCAATAGTCTCTGCAGCGTGCTGCTGGGGTTGAGCCGTGAACCTCACAATCTTGAAAAGCTCATCACGGTGGGTATAGGTCCGGAAAAGCACGCCTGGGTACGCGAGCGTATGGAGCACATCGGTGTAGACATTACGCACCTACCGTTCGCGTGGAAACATCATAGCCTGCACACCACAGGCTACAGTCGTTATAGTGATAAGTTTAAGGGCGAGCGGTTTGACGGTATTGACTTCCACCCGACTTACGAAGCTAAGATCTGGCGTTGGCAGCGCGAGCAGCGCCTCATACCGCAGGATGACTCCTGGGGTTTTTGGATTGTAGGTTCAGCTCCCAACCCCAAAGTCATAGAACCCTTTTACACTAGGAGAACTGAAAATGGATGATAATGATGTTGGCGGAAAACCCGCTCGCGAAATGACACTGCGCGAGGTGGTGGCGATGTTTTTCATGCTGCAGTTTGCCGCGAATGACGAAACGTCTTGGCAGGAGGACGCCATGAACGCATTTGTAGCAGCTGACGTTTTTATTGAGGAGTCTCAGCGATGATTGATTACCGCCTGCTTGAAAATCGCCGAGGGTACTTTGATAAGCTTTACGGCCTTAATTTAACCCACGGCATCATGCCCGGTCTTGTCTACCTGTACATGCCCGAGTTGGCCCAGCGTTACGGTTGGGACGCCGAGCAGCGGTTGTGGTTTGCGTTTTTGAACGGCATGACGCAGAACCCTATCACTTCGCTGCGGCTGTTTACGCGACTGCCTTCGGTGCCCCCCGCTAGGGCGGCGTTAACCGGGTTTGAAAAATGGTTCAACGACGAGTGGGACACGCTGCAGTTTGACACCGACCGGCGGTATCAAAAGAAGGAAACCGTTCAGGCCATAAAGACGTATGCCGAGTTGGTTGCCGAACACGGGTCACAAGTTAACATGCTCACCGGCCCGTATGACCAGTTATGGGACCTTGTGCGCAACCGTTACTTTTCTTTTGGGAGACTATCATCATTTAGTTACCTTGAGTATGTCTTTTTGAACGGCTACGGTGCGGATTGTGACGACCTGCTGTTCAGTGACAAATCGGGCAGCCGTTCTCACCGTAACGGTATGTTGTTCCTGCTCGGGCGCGATGAGCTGGTATGGGACAAACGGGCGAATAACGAGTTTGACGGCAATTATGATAACTTCGGTAAAATGTGCTCTTGGCTGAATGGGCAGGCTGAAAACATTCTTTTTGAGTTTTCAGAACAGAATCAAGACATTCAATATGTATCTTACTTTACGCTGGAGTCAAACCTCTGCACATTCAAAAACCATTTCTTCGGTCGACGTTACCCCGGCGTTTACGCCGACATGGCGCAGGAACGCATTGAGTGGGCCGACGCGAGGGGACAGCAGACCTTTACGGAGGTGTTCAAAGATATCCGCGCTGAAGGGCTGCCTGACTGGCTGAGAGCTGAGTGTGAAACGGAGCGCTTGTCTTTGCGCGAAAAAGCAGGTATATTTCCCCGTACGGGGCAACCCTACCGAGCGGAATATTTCATAACGGAGAACTTAGAACATGCGTAACGTCATCCTGCGAGTCGCGGGCACCTTTGGTTCAGGCAAAACCACCGCCATTAGGCACTTTTTCACCTATCCCAATCAGACGTTGATGAGCGGCCCGCGCATCGCCGGCTATCGTGTTGAGCCGCCCACCGTTCAACAGCCGTTGTTCATCATCGGTAAATATGATAACGTCTGCGGCGGCACGGACGCCATCAAGACGCAGGCCGAAATAGCCGATAAGATACTGCGTGCTCATCCACATGGGCATGTGCTCTACGAGGGGGCGTTGGTTTCAGCCAGTGGGTTGGGCGGGGCTGTGACTCAGGCCGTTCATCCTACCGGCTGTGATGTGTATGCATTCTTGAACACGCCGCTGGATCTTTGCATTGACCGCGTCAAACAGCGCCGGCTCGACGCCGGTAACGACAAACCGTTTAACCCTAAGAACCTCATTGACAAATTTGAGTCAGTGGTGAATTGTTATAAGAATCTACGTAGTGCGGGGTATGACGTACGTCTGATTGATCACACTGACCCGCACCCTGAGCTGTTGAACATCATTGAGGAGTTTGAACGATGATACAGGAATGCCCGTTTGCGAGACCCCAGACTCGTAAAGAAATCGCCAGCCTTGACGGGGTGCTTTACTTCACGTGGGAGCGCGAAGTCATTCGGATTGTCAAAGAGCGGGGAGGCGAAACCCCTTACACTAATGACCCAGTGTTGCGTGATTACAAGTTCACCAATATTCGTCGCCGTGATGACCGCGTGACGCGCTGGATCTTGACCAACATGATTGAGCCAGATGAAGAGCGCCGAGACCTATGGTTTCAGCTGCTCATAGCGCGGCTGATTAACTGGCCCCCGACCCTGCGGCATTTGATTTACGAACGGGTTTTACCCGTGGCTCCGGCCGAGTTCATACCTGAGCGTTTTAGCGCAGCGATTGAAAATTTCAGAGCCAAAGCTGGCAAGGTCTACAGCGGCGCGTACATGGTCTACCCGACCAAGAAAGACCCCGACGGTCAGAAGAGCCTCGCCGTAGCGCGGCATATCATTGCTCCGGCAGCTCAGCTCAATCAGGCTATCATCGAAGAAATCGACTACGAGCGGCCTAAAATTGAAAACATAGTCAACCTGATGACCACGTCGTTCGGTATCAGCACCTTCATGGCTGGGCAGGTGACTGCTGATCTGACTTACTCGTCCGCGCACTTAGGTCCGGCGGAAGACCTCTACACCTATGCACCGATCGGGCCGGGTAGCTCGCGAGGGTTAAATTACCTGCTCAATCGCACCGCCGGCGCAGGTTGGAAACCTGAGGACTTCAATCAACAACTCATCAAGATTCAAGAGGCTATAGCCAGCTACCTCGATATTGACGATTTAACGCTGCATGATGTTCAGAACATTATGTGCGAATACAGCAAATACGCTCGTACCGTGTTGGGCGAAGGCGTGCCCAAGACTCGTTACAAACCTGAAACGGAGTTCTAAATGACTTTTAACATCACCTGCTCGAACGTCAATGAGGCTTTCTCAGAGATGTTCTGGAAACTACGCACTCGCAAGGTCGACACTCGGCAGACGCGCAACGGCCCGGCCCTGACCTTTGAAGGCACGTTCATCATCAATTACTTGAGGCCTAATGAGCGCGTATTGTTTCATCCGGGCCGAGACGCTAACCCGATATTTCACCTGCTGGAGTCGGTGTGGATGCTCGCGGGGCGCAACGACGTGGCGTTCCTTGAGCAGTTTAACAGCCGCATCGGCCAATACAGCGATGATGGTGTTACGTTTAACGCGGCTTACGGTTACCGCTGGCGGCGGCACTTCGGTTTTGATCAGCTGAAGGCGGTCATCGAGCTGCTGAAGAAAGATCCCAACACGCGGCAGGCCGTTATTCAGATGTGGGATGCAGCGGATCTCATCAAAACTACAAAAGACAAAGCCTGCAACACGCAGATAGTCTTTGAAGTGCGGCACGGTCGGCTGAACATGACCGTGTTCAACCGCAGCAACGATATCTGGTGGGGCGCGTGTGGTGCTAACGCGGTGCACTTCAGCGTGCTGCAGGAGTTCGTTGCAACTTCGGCCGGACTGACCGTGGGTCTGTATCGGCAGGTCAGTAGCAACATGCATCTTTACACCGAGCTTTACGACGCGCAGCGTTACGTTGAGCAGCCGCCCTCGGCTCGTGATTTTGATTACTACTGGTTGGGGCAGGTCACTCCCCGAGCGTTGATGAGCTACCCGGACCCAGAACTGTTCCTGTACGAATGTGAATGGTTCTGCATTAACCCGTTCGCAAACAACCCGTACAAAAACGCTTTCCTTTCGCACACGGCGCGGCAGTTGGCGCTCGTTAGTGCTGAGCGCCGGGCGGGCCGCAGCGGTCTTCAAGAAGCCCGTGCTGTAGGTGCGGCTGACTGGCGTCGTGCAGCGATTGAGTGGGTTGAGCGCCGTGAAGAAAAGAAGCGCTCAACGTGAGCATTTGGCGTTCTTGTAAAAACCGAGTTATACTTTTGTTTCTAGCTTCATAACTTTTAACTTGAGAACTAAGTGATGAGAAAAACCCTTGAATTCATACTCAACGGAAGCGAAGTTAAGCGCTTCCACACTCTCACAACACACCAGCTTGAAACCGTAGGTCACCACTCACACGGAGTGGCCTGCTTGGTGTTGCTGCTTGACCCGGACGCTAGCCGTGAGGTTCTAATAGCCGCGCTGTTTCATGACCTCGCCGAGCAGCATACAGGTGATATTCCCTCACCGGCTAAGCGCGAATACGGTATCGGTGATCAGGTCGATCGACTTGAGCGCAGGCTCATGAATGACGCGGGCCTGAGTTACCCCAACCTCAACGCTCGCGAGGCGCGTACGCTCAAGCTGGCCGATATCGCTCACGGGGCGTTGTTTTGCCTCCGGGAGGTGCGGCTCGGCAACCGCCGCATGCTCGAGGTGTATGACCGTTATGTGGCTTATGCGAGCGAGTTCATCCTGAGCGGATCTGAACTCAAGTTGTTCAACACCATTCGGGGTATGCGTCATGAAAGCTAATCTGAAACAAATCGGCGGTGATCACTACAAGAAGGGCGGCGAAGAGCACTGGGATCGTCAGTGGCGGCTCTACGGTCGCGGTTACTTTGTGGGCTGCGTGACGAAGTATGTTGAGCGTTATCACGAAAAGAACGGCGTTCAGGATCTTCAAAAAGCTGTTCACTTTCTCGAGAAGCTCATTGAGCTTGAGAGCGCCTCAGCTGATGATGACGCTGAGCCCACTTCCGGTTACGTCAATCAAGACCGATGAGCACCTGGGTGTTTGATACTGAAACGTACCGCAACCGCACGTTGTTCTGCGCACTTGACGTAGACACCGGCGAATGGTTTGACCTTTGGCGTCATGAGCCAAACGCGCCCGCTCGGCTCAGGCAGTTCATGCGCCAAGAAGACCGCACTCTCGTCGGGTTCAACAATCGCGAGTTTGACAACGTGATCGTTGCGGCGTTTGTTGACGGTCGCAGCGAATCTGATATCAAGCGTATAGCGGATGATATCATCAAGAACCGGCTTGCCCCCTGGGTAGCTATGCGTTCATACATGCTGCCTGAGGTGCGCTTTGACTGGATTGACCTGATTGAGGTTGCGCCGTCGTTTGTAGGTTTGAAAGCCTATGGGGCGCGAATGCATATGCCCCGGCTGCAGGATCTGCCCATTCACCATGATGAGCTGATACGTCCCGAGCAGGAGACGGTGCTGCTTGAGTACTGCCACAACGACGTTGAAACCACAGCGGAGTTGCTGAAACATTTAGAAAAAGAGATATTGTTGCGTGTTGAAATGAGCCGCCGTTACGGCGTCGATATGCGCAGCAAGTCTGATTCTCAAATGGCTGAGCAGGCCTACATCACCAGTATGTCGCTGCAACGTAAAGAGAACCCTATACCGAAAACCGTGCGGTACACTCCGCCCGCGTTCTTGAGGTTTCGCAACGCTGAGCTGCAGGGTCTGCTTGACCGCGTGGCTACGCATACCTTTAATATGAACCCGAACACCGGGCACGTGCAGCTGCCAGACTTCCTAGGGCTACAGACCGTCAAGTTCGGCACCGGGGGGTATCAGCTCGGCGTAGGAGGCATTCATAGTGTTCACGATAAACAGATCTGTCACGTTGCAGGGGACAGCGTCATCTGTGATATTGACGCTGCTAGCTTCTACCCCAGTATCATTCTCGAGTGCGGTTTTGTACCTGCCGGACTGGGTGAGGACTTCGTCGCTGAATATCGAAAGATCTACGAGCGCCGGTTGGATGCCAAGCGTTCTGGTGATAAGACCACGGACGCAACGCTCAAAATTTCTTTAAATGGCACGTTCGGAAAGTTAGCCAGTCGGTACTCGGTCCTGTACGCGCCGGACCTGATGCTGGCCGTAACGCTCACCGGGCAGTTCACGCTGCTGATGTTGATCGAGTGGCTTGAGCTGGCGGGCGCGACAACGCTCTCGGCCAACACCGACGGTATAGCCATTCAGTATTCGAATGACCTTGAGGAGACCGTTCAAAAGGTGGTGCAGCGGTTCGGTGAGATTTCAAAGTTCTCTTTCGAGTTCACTCCGTACCGCGTGCTGGCGATGAAAGACGTCAACAACTACATCGCGGTCAAACCCGACCGAAGCCTGAAAGTTAAAGGTATTTACGCGCCGTTGTCGCTCAAGAAGAACCCCACTGCGCAGGTGTGCGCCGACGCGGTGGGTGAGTGGCTCGCGAACGGCACCCAGCTGCTCGATACGATCATGGCTGCGCCGTTCAAAGACTTCATCTCGGCGCGTAACGTCACTGGCGGCGGTCAGCAGGCCGGCTCCTATCTGGGGCGGGTGGTGCGTTGGTATCAGTCAAATGACCCCGCGCTTGAGCCTATCCGCTACGTCAAGAACGGCAACAAAGTCCCCAAGACCGACGGCGCTCGGGCCTGCATGACCGTTCAGGATTTCACAACCCACCCGGCGGACCTCGACCACACGTGGTACTTGAAGGAAGCACTCAAGATCGCGATGGCCGTGGGTTGCGTCGGGTATCTTTCAACCGAGGAGTTAGCGCTCATCGCACCGCCCCCTAAACAACCTAGGAAACGTAAAAATGCAACCCGGTAACACACGCACCGTCTTTGTGGTTCAAGTTGATCATTCAAAAGATCTTTCAGATGCTCGGCGCTTTGGGGCGCTGCGGGCTGTGTTTAGCCGCCCGCGTAAACCGTATAACACCCACGCCATGATCAGCAAAGCTCGTCGTGTGTTGGCCGACTGGCAGCCGGGCGACTACCTGCTGATGGTGGGGGACCCGGCGTTGTGCGCGGTGTGTTCAGCAATCATCACCGAGAACGAAGAAAAGATTAACCTTTTGAGCTGGGACCGCGAACTGTTCCAATACATCACCACGCAGTGGGATTTGGGCTACGAGGGCGCAGCCGAGGACGACGATTTCACAACGGCGGACGACTAACCGCCTCTACTCAGAAAGGAGAAACAAAATGTCAAAAGAGAAAAGCAGTTCCTGGCAGGACTCGCTGCGCCGGGGCAAGCAGGCCGTTCCGCCGCGTCTTGTGTTGTACGGCGGCCACGGCATCGGCAAGTCCACACTCGCTAGCCAGTTCCCGAGCCCGATCTTCATTAGCACCGAGGACGGTCTTGATTCGCTCGACGTGACGAGTTTCCCTCGTGCGGCGCATATCAACGACGTGGTTGAAAGCATCAAGACGCTGATCAAAGAGGATCATCAGTTTAAGACCGTCGTTGTTGACTCGGTTGACTGGCTGATTGAGCCGCTCATTGTGAGCAATGTTGAGGCCTCGCACGACGCCAAAGACCTCGCCTACGGCAAGGGTCAAATGCTAGTGGCGGAGGAGTTTCGCGAGATCCTGCAGGGGTTGGACGTGCTACGCCTCAAACGCGGTATGAACGTAGTGCTGATTGCGCACGCGGCGGTGGTGAAGTTTGAAGACCCCCGCACCGAGCCGTATGATCGCTATCAGCCCAAGCTGCCCAACCGATGCAACGCGCTGCTTCAGGAGTGGGCGGACGTGATCGCGTTCGCGGCGTTCAAAGTCATTATCCGCAAATCAGACACCGGGTTCAACAATCAAAAGACCCGAGGCGTAACCACAGGCGAGCGACTGCTGCACTTTATTGAGAACCCCGCCTACGCCGCAAAGAATCGTTATAACTGTCCCGATGAAATCGAGATGACCATAGCGAACGTAGAAAAACTCATCCCCATAGCCAAATAACTTTCAAAGGAGAAATAATCATGGCTAAATTTGGATTTAACGCTGCTGAAGTTGACGTTACGGCCCCCGCCGAGTATGACCCCATCCCCGAGGGCGAGTATGTTTTGAAGGCTCTCGAGGCCGAGGAGAAAGAAACCAGCCGGGGCGACGGCTCCTACATCAAGGCGAAATTTGAAGTCGTCAAGGGCGAGCACGCTGGTCGGTTGCTTTGGCAAAACTTCAACATCAACAACCCTAGCGAAAAGGCACAGCGTATCGGCCGTCAGCAGCTCGTGGCTTGGGCCACCGCATGCGGCAGGCCCGAAGCCGACGACACCGACAAGCTGCTCGAAAAACCTTTCCGCGCAGCGGTCGCGATTGAGCCAGCGAGCAACGGCTACAAGGCGAGCAACAAGATCAAAGCGTTCTTGTTCGAGCAGGGCGGCTCGGCGGCCCCCGCAGCCCCAGCGGCAAAGTCCGCTCCGCCGGCCCGTGCTGTTCAAAAGCCCGCCGCTGCTAGCGGTTCTTCAAACCCCTGGGATTGAGCCAACTTAGGGGCGGTTAAGCCAGCGACTGAGGATGTTGACGCGGAAGGTTTTCTGGCTTTCCCTTCCGCTTTGTTGAAGACCAAATCAGCGCCCCGCCTCATGTTTTAAATTGGAGGACCCTATGGTCGCTATTCCGCCAAAACCCGAGCAGCAAATTATTGATCGGGTATACGCAGCGATTCAAAAAGAGAAAGCAGACCCCGATCTATATCTCGGGCGACTTGGCTCGTCTTCTATAGGCGAGGAGTGCGTGCGTCAGGTATGGCTGAGCTGGCGAGGTTTCGCCCGCGAGGCTTTTGACGGACGCATGTTGCGCCTGTTTGAGACCGGGCACCAGCAGGAGGCGCGTATAGTCGCTGACCTGCGTCGTGCGGGGTTCGCCGTCTGGGATAAACAACCGGACGGTCGTCAGTACGAGTTCACGGACCCCACCGGCCACTTTATCACAAAAGTTGACGGGGTGATAAAGAACGTGCCCGAGAGCGACAAGCCGCACCTGCTCGAAATCAAAACGCATAACAAGAACAGCTTCAGTTCGCTGTTGAAAAAGGGCGTTCAGGGTGCTAAGCCTTCGCACTACGCTCAGATGCAGATCAGCATGGCGCTGGGCGGGTTTACTCGAGGGTTGTATGTCGCGGTGTGCAAAGACGATGAGACGCTGTACGTTGAGCGCATCCGCGAAGACCCCGCCGAGCAGGCCAAACTTCAACAGAAGATCATCAAATTCACCGAGGCCCGGCTACGTCCGGCGGGTATCAGCGATGACGGGAGCAGTTTCGGCTGTAAGTTTTGTAGCATGAAAGCGGTGTGCGTCAAGGAGACCCCACCCCTTCAACACTGCCGCACGTGCCGTATGTGTGCGCCGGGGCTGGAAGGGAAGTGGGTTTGCGAACTGAACAATCACACTTTGACGCTTGACGAGCAGCGCAAAGGGTGCGAACACTACGAGGCGCTATGATCACAATCGGTATCGACCCCGGCTTGAGCGGTGCGGTGGGGGTGCTCAGCAACGGCTTTTATCAGGCCGTAGAGGACATGCCCACCGTTGCTAAGGGTTCGGGTAGCGTCAAGAGCGAGGCGGACGCTGCGGGGCTTTTCGGCATGCTCAGGTGGTACTCCAAACCTGATACGCCTGTGGCGGTGGCTCTCGAGCGTGTCAACGCGATGCCTGGGCAGGGGGTGAGCTCGGTTTTCAGCCTCGGGGACTCATTCGGGGTGGCTCGGGCCGTGGTGGCGGCTAGTCGGTTTGAGTTGACTTACGTTACCCCGGCGACTTGGAAAAGGCACTTCGGCCTGGGCTCTGACAAGGAGCAGTGCCGAGCGCTGGCGATTAGGCTTTTTCCGGACGCGCCGCTACATTTGAAAAAATACGCCGACCGGGCCGAAGCACTCCTCATGGCGCGGTGGCTTTACGAAAAGCAGTACAAGTAGAAAAAAGACCCTCAGCCTTTAGGGCCGAGGGTCTAAGCTACCTCTCGTCGTCAAAGGTAGCAACAGGGGAGACACACGGCATGAACAACGGTAACCTCAAGGCCCAAAATAGCCTTGATAGATTGACGGGGCGGGTAGTTGCCTACCGGCGGCTAGAGCGCCGTAACCTTGAGCCTGACTGACGGCGCGTTCTTTAGCTTTATCATACAGGTAGAGTGTCAGCGGAGAAGCTGCAGCTAGCGCAGGACCTCCGACGCGGGTCTGCGGAAAAGGCAGGGCGGAAGCCAACGACCCCGCCGCACCTACACCAGCTATCAACGCACCAGGAATATCACCTTCTTGAGCTCGGCCGTAGGCTTCCTGGCCCAGCTCGGCAGCGCCCAAACCACCTAGTAGCCCAAAAGCCCCAGGCATAACTCGTGCGCCAACGTTCATAGCCCTAGAAGCACGTGCTGAGAGCGGGGCTCTCGGCGGCGGGGGTGCGGGAGGTGGAGGTGGGGGTGCGGTGGTGCCTCGGGTGGGCGGTATATCGGCGTAAACTTGCCCGCTGGGTAGCATGACCCCCGACGGCGTTGACGTCATACCGGGCAGTCGTGAAACGAGCGAACGCGAATCACCTGAGACTACGCCTCGCCTTTTTAACTCTTCAATAATCCGAGCTTGTTCATCAGCTGCGGCGGCCTGCCGAGCGGTGGCCTCGTTGTAAGTGGTTTGGCGAGCCCGGCCAGTTGCGCCCTGGTCAGTGGTGCCTTGCATCTGCCGAGTGTGCATAGGGTCGGTAGGAATCGGTGGCGGGGGCTGCCCAGCGGGGGCTGCGGAAGGTGCGGCGGCCCTGGGTTGAGCGGGCGGGGTTCTTGCGGATTGCGCCTCGTACTCACGACGCAACCCCTCACCCAGGACGCTGAGTTTGCGCCCGGCTAATGCGCCGCCGACGTCAATGCCAGCACGAACGGCCTCCGGGTATTCTTCAACCGCCTGCGCGGCTACGCCTTTTGCGTCAGCAAACAGCTTTCCGGCTTTTTCTCTGAGTGAAGGTTCTTTAGTTTCGTCACTTTCCTGCTCGGTGCCGATTTGGGTGTAGCCTTCAAAACCTTTTAAACTATTGATGTCTCTCAAATAAGCTTGAGTTGACTCGGGTAATTGGTTCTTTTCTGGATTTGTAAAAAACGGATGATCAGGGCCGGCGTTATATGCCGCTGCGGCCATCACGGCTGTGTTCGGATAGCCTTGAAATCGATCAAGATGCTTTTTAAGAATTTGCAATCCGATGTCGATGTTTTTCGTTTCATCAGTGAGATCTTTGGGATTAAAACCGTACTGCTTCGCAGTGCCGGGCCGAACCTGCATAATGCCAATTTCGTCAAGGCTGCCCGGATTATTAGTGAATTTATTTTCTCTATAAGCTAGCGCTAACGCAAGGCGCGGGTCAACACCTAACTCAACGGCCCGATTACGAATAAGCTCCGCAACACGCTGCTGAGCGGGCGTGAGTGTTTCATTAGATTTTTCTTCAGCCATCACGGTTTTCCTTGCAAGATGTTGCCTATCGCCCGGTTAGCGGCATCATAATTGGGAGCACCCGCCGGTCTCTGCGCCGGGGTTCGACCCGCCGCGCTGCCGCCCGGTTTGCGGGCAGCCTGCGCAATCAGGTCATCACGGATGACTTTAGCCTTGTCATCAAGCTCTTTGAGCGCGTTCTTGTAGGTGTCAGATTCTTTAAATTCGTACACTGACTCGCCAAGTTTACGAGCGTTGATCCACTCCGACCGAACGGTCTTGTCGAACTCAGCTCGGGCGATGATGAGTCGGGCTTTTGCTGCGGCAGCCTCCGGGGTGTCGCTAATTGAAGGTCCGAGCAGGCGGGCAACTTCGCCCTCCATGTTTGAAACCGCGCCCTGCCCGGTCAGATACGCCCTGCGGTAGTTCAGCTCAAGCATGGCCTGCTCGCGGGCGGCGAGCCTTCGGGCGGCGATCTGCTCCGGAGTGCCTTTGAGTTTCGCTACGGCGTCATCAATACCGCCGAACCCTATCGAACCGCTCGGGGTTGTGAGCCCGGTTTGAACCGCGCTAGCAATAGCGTTCAAGACACCCGGATCAGCAGTGACGCCGAACCCGCCTTTAGTCTTCGGGTTGGTTGACAAGTCAAGCAACGTCTCAGCTGAAGCCCGCAGTTGATTTGACAAGTTTCCCGCCGCCATGATGGCGTTTTCTTCAGTGATAGCATCTTTGGCGCGGCCTTTGAGCAGCTCACCGCGTGCTTCGATTTCTTCCCTGCTCTGTAGGCCTCTCAAAAGCTCACGCAACCGAGCGTCTCGCGCCGGCCCAGCGGGCATACCTCCGATTTCGGTTCGAATTTTCTCAGCCTGCAGAGGTGTCATCGGAAATGAGCCTTCAATACCCGGAAATGTAAACTGCTCTTCTTTCTCGGGCGCTCTAAACAAAACGCGATTGTTACGCGTATCAACTAGGTTTCCGCCTACGACCGTGATATTTTTACGCTGGTCTTCACGTATGCTCAAGATAGCCTTACCTAACGCTTGAACACGCGGGTTGTTGCTGATAGCCATCGCGCTCAGCTGATCAGGCGTGAAACGATCAATCGTCGCGCCTTCTGTCGCGGCGGGGGTCGTTTGAGCTGGCGCTACGGCTGCTTCAGCAGGACGAGGCGCCAACGGTGCGCCTACTTGAAGCGCTGGTGCGCCCTCGGCAGCTGCGGGAGCTTGAGCGGGCTCTGAAGCAGCCGGCGGGGCGGTGGGCGCTTGGCCGGCAGCTGGGGCGGCTCCTGGGGGCTTAAGCAACCCGCGCATCATCTCCTCATCGCGGGCGGACTGCTGAGCGCCGAGCTTTGCAGCGGCCAGGTCGCGGCGCATAGCGATATTTTCAAGACGGCGCTTTTCCTCGGCCTCCTGAACGGGGCCAACCGCCGCCGCTACGTTGCCGATCGATTCGCCGAACTTTCCGGTCTTTGTAGGGGCTAAAAACCCCTGCGCCATCGCGAGCAGCACCGGGTCAAAAAGCCGCTGCCGGTTCGTTAGGGCGGCTTCAAGCTCCTCTTGAATTTTGAGGTACTCTTGAAGGCTTTTCTGCTCAGCCGGGGTTTCGGCGTAAAGCGATGGGGTCAATGCCCCTCTAGATGTACTCATAATTTATCTGCCTATATTGGTCCTAGACCAGCGCCCGACAGTGCAGCATCTTTGATGTACTGTTCCATTTCACTACTTGTTGGCGAAGACTCACCAAATTGTTTACCGATGAAGCCGCCCAACTGATTGAGCCAGCCTGATGGCGTTTGTGTTCCTGAAGCCAGAAGGCTTCCGAGACCGGCAATTTGTGATAAAGGCGATGATCCCATAATTGTTGGCAATGCTTGTTTTGTCTCGCTCGTAGTTGTTGGGTACTGATACTGACGCATGATCTGAGCGACATTCATAGCCCTTGTTAAAGGGGACTCAATCTTGCTCTGGTCATAGGCTAATTTAGCGGCACCAACATCTGATAGCCCCTTGATACCTTGGGTTGCGGCTTGTTGCTCAATGCTTCCCAGTTGGCCAAGAGCGCTTGCAGCAGAAGCTTGTTGACCCTGTTCCCTCAATGCAGCTTCTACAGCCTGTTTGAACCCTGCAGAACGTGCGCTAGTCTGCTGACTTTGCAAGGTTGAAGCAATGTCAGCCAAAGCCTGACCACTGATATTGCCTACCCTGCTGCCACCAAACTGACCGCTTCCAATCCCTAATGACTTTAATCCTGGCAGTACATTTCTCTGTACATTGATGTCTGACTGGCGCTGCATCTCATCGATGACCTGCTGCTGATACGGATCGTAAAACTTTGAGATATCCGTTGCGTCGACATCCATGGCGGATTTGCCCGCTGTTAATGCCTCTGCGGTAGCGTCTTTATATCGTGTAAGGTCTGCAAGCGTCGGCAGCTTCGTCGTATCTGTCGGCGTCATCAGGTTTGAGTAAAAAGACGGCATGCCCGCGATAAGCTGCTCACCCGTAAATGGCGTTACAGTAGGAGGCCGCCCCTCAGCACCTGGCGTTACTGTGCCAAGCGCACCCATACCCGCACCGGCAAGGCTTTGCAAGTAGTTTGTTAAATATGCCGGCGCTTCCTGCTTGGTCGAAGCGGTAAGCGTTACCGGATCTGGGGCTGAACCTTCAAATAAACCAGGCATAATTATCTACCTTTTTTTGAGGTAATCAAGTGGAGACTTTAATGCCGGTGGCGGCAAATCTTTGGGCCCTTTGGATCTTGCACGATCACGTATGGCATGCATCATTTCATAAAGCTTATCAGTTCCAGCTTTAGTGGAACCATTGCCAAGTGCGGAAACCACATCCGCCGGAAAAACAAACTCACCGTCCGCGAGCCATGCCGGAATATCGTCCGACTGCCCGTCGCCGGGTCCAGCCACATGCTTACCGTGTCGGAAATCTTCACGCGTGTGCCCACCTTTAGCGTACATCATTTGAAGGTTGAGCGGAGAAACCTTTCCGCCCGATTTGAATACGGGCTCGTATTCTGGCTTATCATTATACCCTGAGGAGTATTCCGAGGGCAAGCCCAACGCTTCATCAATTGAAAGTTCCTGGCCGTAAGCATAGTAAGGCATGGCTCCGCGCTCCGTTAGTACATTAGCTAGTTCAGGTTGTAATTGTCTAATCATCTCTTCACGCTGTGCTTCTTCTTGCAAGGCTTGGAATTCCGCTAACGGATCTCGATAGCCTTCAGCTTTTCCTGCTTTGAGCATCTGCCCCTTCAGCCAATCATTATCTAAGCTTATGCCACGAATAGGTTGTGCAGCAGCTAAGGCTGCTGAGGTTCCCAATCCTGTTTTTAAACCTTTAATTTGTTTATTAAGATTTTGAGAAACTTGTGCAAGTTCATTTGACAACTCTGCTTTGAGTGATGTCTCCGTTGCGCCTATCTTGTCTAGCAATTCAGTCTTACTTATTCCTAAATCATCAGCAACCTTCTGAATTGAATCTTTAATAATTTTGTCTGCGTCAGCATTAGTTTTTGCTAATGTATTAATTTGAGTTGTTAGATCAGTCTTAATTTGTGTTGCTGTTTGTTGAAGCGCCGTTATATCTTGTTGTGTTTGAGTGTCCGTAACCGTTGATATTGTCTGATTGGTTGACAAATCAGTCACAGAAGTAACTGTCACATTATTGGTGGTGTCAACTACTGTTTTGGTTACCGTGTTGCCATCAGTGGCCGTAACCATCGTACGGCTTCCCTGCA